TGGGAGATTTTAAGGGAACAATATTCATTGGAATATAAACAGATAGAGGATCTAATAAGGTTCTGGATGGAAGAGACTTTCAAATTGGGGTCATTAATACCATATTGGTTTTAAAATACTCTTTTACTTGTGATGGAAGAGGTTTACAAATTGGGGTCATTAACCCCTTATTAAAATATAATATAGGGTTTTTTTTTATTCCAAACTATTTATAAATAATGAAAATTATTATAACCGAAGAACAAAAAAAGAAATTATTCATACCTAGGAAATTATCTGGTAATGATTCTAGATATACGGAATGGAATAATAAACAACCGATGGTTGATGGTGTTCAGATAAATCAATATGATTCTGATGGTAATAAACAAGGATTTTGGGATCAACCATATAATTTTACCATCAACGAAAAAAAATTAACTTCTAAAGGTAATTATACTAATGGTAAAAAGGATGGTATTTGGATTATTTCATATCCAAACGGAAATATATATTTAACTTCAAAATTTAAAGACGGTAAAAGACAATATGGTATATAAAAAAAGGTGGATTTTACCCTACCTTTTCTGTTTCTGATGATATGGAAACCTCTTCAGTTTCAATTATCTTTATTTCGGGTATTACATCATCACCCCTAATATTAAAATCAAGTTTCGATAATTCATCTAACGATGATGAATTAAACAAATCGTCTAATTGTTTTCTTTTCTCAGCCAATAATTTAATTTTCTGCTCTCTTTCAATATTTACCCTTATAATTTGGTTTATAAACCCCAACATATCCATAAAAGATATATCCTTATCTTTTGTTATTAAATATGTCAAATTATCTTTTTTCTTAACAATAATACCTTCTTGTTGTATTTCCCATTCAGGTTTAAAATAACACTTTAGAAGTTTTATATTACCATCAAATTCAAAAGAAAAAACATAACCCTTATATTCTTCAAATATTCCATCAATATTATTCATCTTTTTTTTCCTCTCCATTAATTACATCATATATCGGATGTAACGTTTCTTTATCAACCTCAATTAATATCTTATAGTTCAATAATTCATCTGAATTATAATCCCCACATTGTTCAAACTGAATCGTTTTTGGTTTAAAAATAAATCCACCTACAACACTTCCGATTGGATCTAAAAATTCAATATTAATTTCTTCAATATTAAACAAATCTTTCGGATTAATCTGACGATGAACAGTTTCATATATTTCAGTCGAAAACATTAGTTTATTGCCATCATTGAAAATCTTATATTTTCTAAAAAGATATTCTTCAATAAAACATCCTTTAAATTTAATTACCCACCTATTTGTTTTAAGTGGTTCAATATATTCCCATTTATTTATCTTCATATTCTTACCAATCCGGCCATAATTTATGGTGTATAGCATATAATATATGATTCACACCAGATGATAAGCAACCATCAAAAAATAATACTTTAAGTATATTATCTATTCCCCATAAAAAACTTATAGGACTGAATAAAAATAAACTTAAAAAAACCCCACACCAGAACCCAAAACACATTGGACATCTAATTACCGTACTCCAATAAGGACTAATACCTTCAGCCCAATCTCTAAGCCATCCAAAAATCTTACTCTGAGTTACAATCGTTGTAATCCCATAACTAATTAAACTAAATAAAATTAAATCTATCATATTGTAAACCCACAAATTAAAAGTGTTATTATTATTGATAAAGATACACCTAAAATAATTAACTCTGTTTTAGATATCGGTCTAACTTTATCAGCAGTTATTCCTTTATAAAATAAGAATCCGCTTCTTAAACAATTTAATAAACTTATTATAAAAAGAAATACTAAAATATGCATCATTTTACTCCACGACCTTTCATTGTTTTTTTTATTTTATTTACATTCTTCCACATTATCTTTGTTTCAGACGCTAATTCTTTTAATTTTTTTCTTAACTTAAAAGAATAAACTTTCTTACCTTTAATATAATATTGTTCAGATAATATTTCAACATCTTTTAGTATATTTTTTAATATTTGATATTCTTCCATATTACTCAGGTATATTTTTATTTATTAACCCCATATTCGTTAAATAATCCTCAACAACAACCCAATTAATAAATGGTCTACTATATGATACTTCTTCCCCATCATCATTTTTTGTTTTCATTATAGTTAAAGGAGCTCCAAGAGAACAATCATCAATAAATAAATCAGCATGACATTTATTGGATGTAGTCCATCTGGCTTGTGTTGGGTTATAACCCACAGCATATAATTCAATACCATTCACTTTAAACCAATTAATAGCTTCATTTAACTGACGACCACTACGCATTGTGTTTAATATTAATCGGTGTTTATTTTCAACTAACTTTTTTAATACTGGAATAGCCCCAATATCTTGACCTAGTTTTGGATACTCATGAGTCAAAACAGTTCCATCAAAATCAAGTCCTATAACGATACTTTCTTTATTATTTCCCACGATATTTTTAATTATTTTTTGATTTTTGATTAAATACTGAGATCCCAAGAGTGATTGAATCGGCAATATCGTAGTTACTTTTCTTCAATCTACCTTTAGTATCTTTTAACCATTCCAATTTAGGGTATAACTTATTTACTTCATCAAAGACTACTTTCTTCTTATCTAATGTAGCAAATCCTACTTTATCCACCTTATAATAATGTTTATGTTCTTCTTTAATTTCATCAATACTTTCAGCCTTTTTCTTATAAGCCCCAAATAACACTAATTTATTTTTAACTGAACCAACTTGCATTAAATTAGGGAATGCTTTCGCTCTCGCATCGTATGATGAAATGTATTTAGGTGCTACACCTAATATATCATAACACATTTTAGAAATAATACCATTAAATTTTAATAGAGTTGCTACCGTATATATATTGTTTGAGCTTAATAATGGTTCTTCAATCCAAATATGTTTAATTGGTAATCCTTTATACTCCCCAATAAGGGTTTGAACTAGGTTAGCTTTCTCATATAATAGAGAATCATTTGTAGCGTTTTTAACCTTTGGTTCGATTTGTTTAAGTTCTAATACTTTTTCATTATTATAATCAAATAGAGCTATACCGACACAACTTGTCGACACATCAAGACATAACATAAATACTTTTTCCATATACGGAATATATAAAAAAATAACATATTGTAAAGATTATATGATTTTAGAAAAATTAATCCTATCTATGTTACGCGATAAATAACGATCATATGATACTAATACAATTATACCATCAATTTTAATTTTACCAACCATACTTTCAATATCAATATCCAAACCAATAATTTTAGATTGTTCTTCCCTTAATATTCGTTTGATTAAATTTTTCATATTAAAAATCTAAATTAATTTGATATATTGTTGAGTTCTGTCTTGATTTAATTACCGGTGTAGATAATTTAGCAATACCTACTAAATCCTTATCATCACTATATATACCAACTTCACTTATATATGGAGTTCCTGTATACACATTGAAAGTCGGATTTACTGACCTATTAAACATCGTTTCATCAATTACACATAATAAATTAGTTTGGTATACCGTAGCTCCGATATCTGTTGATATGTTACCAAATAAGAAATCTTCATCACCTAATTGTAATGTTGAATTGGTTGTATTATATGTCATATAGTCAGTTATATTAAACTGATTTCCATGTGTTAAAGCCGACCAACTTAATCTTATTTTACTACTATTCAAATTAGGACCAACCATAGGTAAACCAACATTTTGATTTCTTACAGATGATGTCATATCATATATTGTCCAACCTGAAGGGTTATACGTATCACCACTTATTGTTTTCTTTAATAACACATAAAACTTATCTGCTGTATATCCAGTCCAATTACTAAAATTAGATAAAAAACCAAATCCACCACTAGGGAACGATAAATATATGTCGGTAGCAACATTCTTACTCGGACTAATCGTTGAGTAATTTAAACATGGTAAAGCCGTTGTAAATCCTGTTGATGACCCTAACATATAACTCACCCATAATTGATCGGTTGTTGCTGACATAATACCTATTGTTTCCACACCACAAGGATCAACAATACTTTCACTTAATGTGGGTTTTGGCAACGTCCAATTTCTATTCGATTTATAAGATAAAGCGGCATTTACTTCCTTATCTTCCATAATAGCAACTTTTAAATCAGGAAATACTTTACCAACATTATAACCATCAATAGTATCCACTAAATCATAATATCTTAATGAAAAATCGTTATTTATTGTTTTACCTGTAAACCCTGTTGTATTACCTGAAGGTAGATTAAATAAATCTAACGGTGTTGATATATTTTCAAAATCATTATCTAAGAATGTGTATGATAATGTATTCTCACCTAATATAATTCTCCTAGTATCATCTACCAATGAAATAACACCATTAGCAGTCTCACCTGAGTTTAATAAATTAAAACCAACATTTAATGATCTTCTTAAACCCGTTCCACCTGGTTTTGTTATATTTAATAACGTAAATTCATTATCGATAGTAGTTGACCCTGTAAATGTCGTAATAATAACTCTATTTCCTGGATTAAAAGGTATTGATTCAGTCATATTAAAAATTGATACATTACCCCTACCATCACCATAATTCCCTGTTGTTACACCACTAAATGAAAAGTTCTTTCTAGTATATAAATTATATCCAGTAGCGTTTGTTACACCACTCCAACTTAAATAGATACTAGTATTTTCAGCACCTGTATTATATCCCACACCATAAGTTGTTTTGTCGAATAGATAACCATCCTTCTTAAAGTAAAACTTTTTAGTTGTTAAAGTTTCACCTCTATCAGTATAAGCCGATACATAAAATGTATACCCACTTAACATTTTAGCCACACCTACATTTGTATAACCTGTTACTTGTAAATTAGGGGTATCTATTGTCGGTATATTTAACTCAATTTCATTCGTAAAAAATTTATCTTCCGTATTAGCACTAAAAGTATGTCCAATAACATTACTTCTATGATACATAAGTGTTGGGAAACTAAATTTAGTTTTAGTTATAAACTCACCATATTCATTACCAACTGAATTATTTGTATAGTGAATAATACTTAAATTTTCAAGGTTATTTGGGTAGTTATTTAATAGAGTTAATGACCCCTTATAACCATCCGTTTTATATGGTCCGTAACCTGTATTATACCCAATAGGATTTTTACCCCATATAGTTGATAAGTTCCACACCGGAACATCATATCGACTTAAAGTACAAGTTCCTGATAAATTTAAATTTCCACTATCCCAATAAGCTGTCGGTGTATTTAACCCATAATAATTCGTAATGGAGTCTCCACTAGGATATACAAATATTTTAACTTGGTTGTTCGGATAACTACTCAATTTAGGTAATAACCTATCTAAACTCATAGTAAAGTTAGTCCCCATTGTTCCTGTCACACCTGTAATTCTATACCATAAATAAGGCACTGGAACATTAACAGATGTTTCACCACTAAAACTAATTAAAACCATATCGTTTATTATAGGCGTATAAGCATTTCCTGTTGTCGCAGTTGTTGCTGATATGGTTAAACCATTCTTAAAATCAATACTATTGGCATTTAATATTTGCTTATATAAACTAATCGTATTATATGAAGACCCTGAAAAGAAACCTCTAATTTTAACAGTATTTGTAATGATATTTTTATCTACATATTGATAGTCAATAACCTTAAAAAAGTTAGTTGGATCAGATTCATTAGGTATTAAAGGATATTTTATGTCAGGATTATTATCTTTTGGTTTAAAGATATTAAGTCCTGATGGTGTAGGATAATTATAATTTACTTCACTATCACCAACAGCGAAATAAGTATAATTTAATATACCTGACGATAACTTATACCTACCAATATTAGTAAGTTTAATATTTAATATTGGACTATTATTTTTTATTATATATGACATATCTTATAAATACTATTGGATTGAAAATAATTTGATATTATTTAACCTAACCTCATCTTCACTTTTAATGAAGAAATCTAACCATAGGTTTGTTGATGTGATTCCGCTTATATCTAATATATGGTTATAGGTACCTGGCGTATTCACTCTAATAACTCTACTATTATACTTAAATACATCCATTATAAAATCAGCGTTATTGGAAACATTGTATTGTAATAATAATGTTGTTGCAGATATTGTTGTCGCCGATGATACTTTTATTAAAACATTACCTGATAATGTGGTAGCCGTTGTTACGGTTAAACCAGTATAGTCGGGTAATCCTTGCATTGTATATGACTTAGTTATTGCCGTATATGAATTATTGTTTGTTGTTATACCACTAAAATTAGTATAAGTATTTCCTGAAATATATACGTTATAACTATAACCAATATCACCCCAATTAACTATAATTCCTTCCGAACCAGCACCCTTATCAAAGAATGTTGATTTTCGTTCAATAAAATTACTCGAATAATCAAAAGAATCTACAATAATATTATTATACCTATTACCAGTTGTAAATGTTCCACCTGTAATAATATTAAATGTATTAGGGTAATGATTAGTATTTAATACATACCCATCAACCCTTTTATCTTTTCTCATATCACCACTTAAATATATATCCATTTACCTATAAATTATTACTTACATTATTAGAAATAAATACACTACCCTCGTCAACACCTCTATTATATATGTATTTTTGTGTTTGAAATTTAGTATTAGATATCTTTTCACCAACAAACGATATTGTTGTCGCAGGGACAAATTGCTTAACTAAATTAGTCCAATAATCACCTATACTATCCAAATATTTTAATACGTGTATATATCTAAAACCAGTAGTTCCTGACGCATTTAAATATTCTTCATATACTTTATATAATGTTGGGTATTGTGATATACCTTTCCTATTTCTCACGTTTATAAGTCTTGAATATGTTTCATCTAAAAAGTGTTGTAATCCTTGAGGTGTTTCATTCAACCATTGACTAAACCAAGTGTTCCCCGATAATGTGGTGTAATAATATTTATAAACATCATTCTCTATCGGTTTACTTAATTTTAAGTTTAGGTCAATAAACTTATTATTTAATACTAACCTTTCATCATTAGTTTCATAATTAGCATAACTCTCATCAATATATTCGGATCTAACAACATCTGTCACACCTGAAACAAACCAAACTTTCTTATTATCTATTTCTTGAGTCAATTCATACCCATAATTTAACCCAGGGAACTTATTAAAGTACTGTTGGTATGTTGGCATCTGATAATAGAATTCATTAGTATTATTTAATATATACGGATAACCCTCACTATCCACCGGTATAGTTGTCACATCAATTATTGTTCCGGTTTGTACTTCAGTTAAACTAATAACCGATTCTAATTCATTAATATTAATCTTACCGTCAACTAAATAAATATACTCATTAAATTCGTATAAACTTTCAGGTGCTCCAATATATTCCAATATGAACTCTAAAGCCTTTCTAGTTCCCTTTGACTTGAATAGGTAAGCCGAATTTAAAAATAATCTTCGCCAAAACTCAATATCTAACTCATAAGGGGTTTTATTCTTATTATTCGTGAGAACTTGCTTCGTATTAACCCCAAACACATTTTTTAATAAATCGTCAGAATTATAAATCGTATCAACCTTCCAACCAATTGTTTCGGCTAAGTTTTTAATTAAATTATCAGCCGCATTATTTTTCTTATCATATGCAACAGTATTCGCAAAAGCTAAACCATCAATAAATTTCTTAATCTCATCAAAACTCCTACCATATACCTGTAACATTTTTTGTATTTTTTGATCTGGTGTATCGAAATCCACTATACTATCTGATATATAAAATCTAGTAATTAAATTAGATTTTATTTCATCAATATCATTACCAATACCAACTAATGTATTTATATATTGCTCCAAATAATTCACATTTATGTTTGGGTTATAACCATAGAAATATGTCTCCCAAGTTATAGATGTGGTATCATCAACCAACGTTTCATTTAAATATCTACGATATTTAAATGTTGCGGTATATAACGGAGTAGAATCCCTATTTAATAAAAATTGCTGTATTTCATCAAACCCCTTAAACACATTTTCCCTCTCCAAATAATTTGGTTTTATAAATATATTAGCCGTAGATGATGTAAATATATTACCATTTATACTTATACTTAAATAATTATTATCCGATATTAAATTCACTAATGGAGTTTCCTCATCATTATACTCTAATACGAATTTATTATAATATTTAACAAGATTTCTTAACGTAGTCCCACTAACACTATTTTCTAATAAACCATCACTCGTTAATGTAATATTAAATGGGTTATATATAAATGCTATTGGTATTTGGAATTGGGTTATATTTGTATTAGAATCATATATTATATTATATAGTGTTTGATTGTAATAAATACCAGCAGGGAAATCGGTGATAATACCATTTACCGCCGACCTTAATCTTTCAGATAATGACCCATAATTCGCATAGTTTGTAATATCCGAATAATTAAAGTTTATAAATATATTTAAATTAGTATTATAACCATTAGTTTGATAATTATACACTAATGGATGACCTACCATAGGTAACATACCTTGAGATGGGGTTATATTAGTCGTAATACTAAAATCACCAAAACTAAATAAAGGAGTTCCATTGGTCGATTGTAAACCCACCAAATTATCGCCGAAAACATCCGCACCATTTCTAAATTGTTTAATCGCCATTTTACCCTATAATATTACCCCTACTATCATTAAAATCTATATTATCCCTTAATCTTCTAATCTCATAATTAGAATCTGTTAGTGAAACTTTTTGCTCGTATAAATCATATTGTTTATATATATTACCATCAAAGTCATATATAGTATAAACACCATCATCCACATTTTTAACCTGCTCACCATATAACATATAAGCCAACGTCTCCACATCATACTCAACTAAATCCAATTCAACGTTTACTGGGTTAAAAAATGAATTAGTTATTTTAACACTTTGATTTGGTTGACCGATAAAAGGTATTGCATTAGGTTTAACACTCGGAGCCGCTGTCGGTGTTAAAGTACAAAATAATAAATTCCCACTATCACTATATCTATATCTTATAGATTTCTGACTACTATCCGTTAAATTTTGACTAATAGGTTCACATAAAAATGATGATGTAATCACCTTAAAATAATTCTGCAATAAACTACCATCTGAATTTATATATTCTATCTTATATCCAACTAAACCACCATTTATAAACTTATTAGTGTATTCAGCTGGAGCTTGACTAATATCAAATACTAAGCCTCTAACATCTGGCGATGAACTTAAAACACCGCAATCTAATATTTTAACCCTTATTTCCGCCGGTCTAATATATATGTTATATATACCCTTTTGGTTAAAATTCGCCGATGGTAATGTAAGATTATACATACCACCCAATATTTCATTAGTATTACCACCTGTTTCTGATGTATTATAAATAGGTGTTACAATATCAACAGCGTTTAACTTAGTGATTGTAGGTGATCCAATAAAATCCCTTGTTGGGACATATATTGAAAATACCTCCATATCTGAAGGTGATGCTGTTGATGCTTTAACTGTTCCGAATATACTCATATATTATAAATATTAAAATTATTATTTTGCTTGTTCTTTTTTTACATTAAAAAAATTATTATCATATCCACTTATATCATCAACAGTATTTACATCACAAAATTTCATTATTGGCTCAAATACATTATTATTACCTCTTTGAATAAATGCATAATTATTTATTTTAGGTTTTTCAACCACACCAATCAATATATCCCTTTTAGTTATACCTGTAAAGATTAAATCATTACTACCCATACCATTTGGTGTATATTTATAATATGTAGTTACACCAGTTGTTGCCGAATACTCATAAAAATATAAATTAGTATTACCTGACTGCCTAATAATATATAATGTAGACCCATCAGTTAAACCACTTTTACTAATCACCTCTTTACCCGCCGAAATCGCCCCAATATTAACAGTTTTTCCAGTCCCATAAGTAATAAACTCAAATAATGTACTATTAGTTATCCCTTGTGTCGTTGAACCTGTTACTTGACCAGTATAATAATCAATAGTATTAGGTAAAATACCGGTATTTAATGACGTATACGAATTATTAACCACATAAGTCGTATTAAATAAAGATGTTTTATATGTGTTTGAGCTAGTGCTACCTGAAATATATAAATCATATCTAAAACCAGGGTATGTCCAATTTAAATTAATATCCCCTGTTGTTGATGGTCGATAAAAATTCAATATCTGATTTCGTTTTAAAAAATTATTATTACTATCGAAAGCATCTATATAAAAATTAAAATATTGTTCACTAAATGTCGTTCCACCTATATTTGTAGCGGATAAGTAATTACCGATATGGATCGTTTGACAAGTTTTTACATAACCAGCACTATTTGTAGCTGTTAAACATACGGTGTATGCTGTGGGTACACTTGAATATAATATTGGTGGGTTTGTTGTCGTTGCAGTTAATAAATTTTCCACATCCCAAACATATGAAAAACTATTAGAAACAGATGTATTCACAATATTAACCGCAGTTGATCCGCTAGGGTATGCAACAAAATTAATATCACCTAATAATTGTTTTATATCCCAAGCAACATTATCATAAACTCCAATTTCTCTAGTATCAACATCTAACAAAATTGGTATTTGTATAATACCATTAGAAATATTTAACGTATTACCCTTCACAGGTAATTGTAAACTACTTAATTGGTTCGTACTTACTTTAATTTTTATTTTATCCATTATCCTTCAGCTGGTTTTGGTATATTAGGTGACGCTTGATTCGTAACCCTCACGTCAGATATTATTTTTTCATACATAGATATTGTTGTAGTCCCACTTATAACTGGGTTAATATCGAAAGACAAAGTATTTGGGTTATATAATCTAACACCATAAGTCTTTGTCGATGCACTAATATTTAATTTTATGTAAGTATAATTATCAGTAAATTGCTCCCTATAAAAAATACTACCATCTTTATTTGGGTTTATAATATCGTTTGACGTTGCCCCTGACTTTGTTACCATTTGGATTGATTTACCTGTCTTAGGATTATAAAACGCAACTTGTAAATAAAGTTCGGTTATATCACTACTTTTAGGTAAATAAATATTATTACCTAAAGTTTTATTATACTTATCAAGATTTAAATTAGGTTTTCTAACTGATTCGTATGTAACACCCTTTGGGGGGTTATAAAAATTAGCGAAATTGGGGAACATACTTAACACAGATGAGTAATTTATTGCATTATACCCAATTAAATTAAACCCTGTTTGTCCTGTCTCACCCGTAAAAATTAATTTATTATAATAAAACTGATCATATCCTGACGAAGTTGATTTCGTTCCAATCAAGATTTTATCAACCTCCTTTCTATTAGAAATTACGCTACTATTAAAATACGTGAATATAAATTGAGCGTTTGACATCGACTGTTCACTAATAGGTGCGACATTCACCTCCCTTATTTTTTTAATATTTCCACCACCAACATTAATAACCCATTCATTATTATTAACATTATTCCCAATGATTTGGTTTTCAACTGGATGTAAATTAATATTATCCCTTAATGTGTTAGCGTATGAGTTAATAAAATATCCAGTATTTTTTGTAAAAATATTTTGCTTATAATATGGATAATATGGGTTATTACCTTCATCACCTTTATCATCCCCACAACAAAAAAAGTTAAATTGGTAGTTTAAATTTTGACCCTCATATTGATATAAATCTACTTCGAAATCAACCACTGGGTTAATATTCCCACTTCCTTCAGTATTAACCCAATCCTTTATTAAATCCTCCTTATCATCAGTAAAATTCAACGTAAATGGGATATTTATTTTTTTACTTTGATTAGTGTTTCTTATTTCCATTTCTAACAAATATCTATATCATTTATTGTTTGTAAAGATCCGAGACCATTACCATAATTATAATCACTATTATAACTTAAACTTTTTCTATTACCAGTTATTGGATTCCAATACTTACTTCTAAATGGTAAAATAAAATCATTATATATGTAATGTCTACCATTTAAAAATGGGAAGTCAGTCCCATCACCAGTTTCATCAATATTACCATTAGGTATTAAATCTCTCCATTGCCATATGTTTAACTTATTATTAAATACCGCCCAAGATCTTTTATCTTCAACATTATTACTACTATATATAGTATTTGTAAAATATTTTAACCTTATCGGATTTAATAAATCTGTTTTAACATACGTTGAAGTTGTCGCACTAAATGATGTTGTTCCTGAATACCCATACAAATCCTTTAACTTAAATAAATAACTTGGCGTTTGTAAAATATATGTTTGTAACTCTCTTTCATTATATTCGACAATATCACCATAAATACTATCACCAATATTAGTTGAGTTAGAGATACTTATTTTTGTCTCGTAATCACCTAAATAATAAACAACAAAATGATCAAACATTAAATCACTTAATTTTACATTATATGAATCACCATAATATTGTAATGTATATAAACTAGTATATCCTGTTGTTGGTAAATTACTATAAGTCGTTGTCGATATTACAGCATATAACCCACCTAACTCATACCCTAAAATAGTTGCACTTGTTAAAGTATCAGTTGATCCAGTGGCGAAATAAAGATTACCTCCAATTGGAAAATCACTTAGTTGTCTATTGATTAAAACCATAGAGTTACCAGGATATAAACTACTACCAGCAATTTGTGATGAACCATAATTCGTTAAGGTGGGTTTAACACCTAATTCTGTTAATGTATTACCAGATGTGTCACTAATTGGTTTTTTCGAAAACTCACTAAATAATGAAAAATATCTATTAGAATTATAATTAAAATCATCACCACTACGATAAACAATAGATCTAGTTAAACCTGTCATACCAGCATACGTTGGGTGTGAATCAGTAAAATCAATATATGTTCCAATACCAAGTTCCGTATCCGTATCAAATACAAATATATTATCCGATAAATAAGAACCGTCCGGAGTAACACTACCATTTCTATATGTATTTGTTAAACCCGAAACCATCAACCCTAAACCATATGACGATGTATTATGATATGAACTACCACTTAGGAATAAATTAGTATTATTACTATATAATTCCCTTGATATAAACCCATTTCTAGCACCATAATACTCATCATAAAAACTATTTTTAAGTTTAGTAATCTTTCGAGTTGTCGTTGACATCTTATTTTTTTTCTTAAAAAAATAAGATATACTTGTAATTGGGTTATTATTTTCATCGTATAACCCGGTAACATCAATTTCACCCTTATTGGTTAAATAATAACTATTATTACCAAAACCATTTTTAGATAATGGAGTTGTTAGCGTATAATTATCACCATTTTCAATTACCTTATATTTCCTAATATAGTATTGAGATACACTACCAATATCATTAGGGGTTAAACACCTTTTGAATTGGATATATGTTCCAGTAAATCCACTTAATTTTATAGTGAATAACCTATCACTTATACCATTATTTTTAGAACCAATACCTGTGATAGGGAATATACCTAAATTTTTTTGAGTTGTCCCAGATACTTGTATTACACTCACATATTCACCACTTTTAAGATTATGATTAAAATACGAATTAAATACAGTGTTCGTTGTCGCACTTATTTCAAATAATGTTAATCCTGGATTATATTTAGCCGGTATCCCATCACCAATATTAAATGTATTAGTTAAACCACTCTCAATTATATATAATGGAACAGTATCATCTTTATCGTTCGAATACATTGAAAATAACTCCCAATTCTCAGTATTATTATTTAAGTATTCTAAATATTTTTTAGATGGAACAACCGAATCAAAGTAATCCTCGTATGATAATAATTTTTGAGTTCTATATTTATAAGGCTCTCTTTGTAATAATTTATAATTCACCAACCCCTTAAATGCGTAAGTATTGGTGTGTGCCGAAATAACAGTTGTTGGGTTAAATACATATACATTTGTAGCTCCAGTATTTGTCCAACCATAATAATCCCTATAACTAACATTAGCTGTTGTCGTAGTAGCTGTTAATTCATACGAATCTGGCCATATATTTAACCAACAGTATTGTTGATATGACTTAATATTTACTTGATCACCACCACTCATTGACGATTGTAATCCCATATAACCAGCAATCGATTCATATCCATAACTTGTTTTTAGAAAACCAACATCGCCAGTTTTAGCCGTAACAAAAAATGAATATGTTTTATATTTAGGTATTTTAATATTCATATTACCCCTAAATGTGTATAGGTTAGTCCTTAATACATTAGATTGGGTAAAATCAACTTCAGTCGTTCCGGTTAAAAATTTACCGATATTTATCCACCCTGTCGAAGCACTAACTATTATCGGATTACCTGCAATATTAGTATAATTAGTTGTGGTATAAGAACCATCTTTCTTAATGTCAGTAGGTAGATACCAATAATCTAATAATTCAACCGTCTGTTCTGATGAGATAGTGGTTAATGGTGATATATTTGTCACAATAATATCATCATATGGCGCAGTTAAACTAAATATCGTTGACTGACATTTAGAAATTGTATCAGTAACATTTGTATTCGTAACTACTTTAATCGGATCATATAATAAATCAATATTACTTAAATTACTCGTTAATGAGTTAATGTCATCAACCAAAGAATAAAATGTATTACTACCACCAACATCACTTAATTTACACTCTAAAAAAACCCCAACACCATTCATTTCTTCAATAAACATACTTATCGTATCGGTAGCCGTTATAGTATTACCACTACTCATTATATTTGGATTTATTCTAAATGAATTACCAGCGCCTATATTATTATTATATAATTGTTGACTATATAATATATCAACACCATTTTTAATAAAAGATACTTTAACTGAAAAATTATGACTACTTGTATCAGTATTCTTTAACCAAATATTTAAAGTAGAACCAAAGGAGTAGTTACCGCTTTCTTGAGCAGTAAACTCAAAAGTCCCTATATTATAACCAGCTGGGGTTGAGTTTTTAATTATAGTATCAAAAGGTATTGTTGATGGCGTATATACCGTTACATTACCACTTATACCAGCAATAAAATTCCTTCTATCATCCGAACTCTTAATTATTTGCTTATTAATAGAATAATTCGTATTATAATTTTTAAAATAGTTATTTATGAGTGGACTATTTAACGCATTACTATAATACATACCACTAACTTTAAGATATGGTCTAAATAATTCCGAATCTTGTCTTTCAGTAATAAATTGCTCACCTGAACTAATAGTGTAATTATATAAACCCTCAATAGAATTCTTCGAATCATTTTCAAGATTTAGTTTAATTCGAATATCTTTATCAGGACTTCCAACATATTTTTTATTCGGTAATAATATTTTCTTATTTTCCATTTTAATTTATTTCGTTATATATAAAATCCCTTAATTTCCAATATTGATTACAAAAGAAATAATAATTTATTGTTCCATTCTCATATGGGTTATTTATTTGCGTATGCTCAACTATATTAAACATCTCATCAGTTATTGGGTAAAGCATTAAATCCATTTCAGTTAATCTAGGTGCATTAAACCCACCACTATTCGTATCAAAAATATCTTTTCCAGAACCAACAGGGTAATATACCGTATCGTATTTAGTAGCTTCAAATGTTGGTAAATACATATTACCAATAATTAAAGGGAAGAGATTACCTGTGGGTATCTTATAGAAATTTATGTCTACATTTTCCAAATACATACCCGCGCGTGATATAACACCCTCAGTATAGAATTGAAAGTAGATTAAATCCCCCTCCTGTAAATAAAATGACTCATTAATAGAAGCGAGGTAACTTAATCCATTGTATAATGATTGATTATTACTAAGTGATACCTTTAACGGATTAATTAACTCAATATTAGTATTATTAGAGTATTTTATAATAGTAAAACAATAATTTAAATAATTAGGATATCTAATATTAACATTACCAGTTATCGTAAAATTACCTTTTATATTATAATAACCACCCTCCTTAATTTCAAAAACACTATTAGTGAAAGCACCACCTACCGTTGGATGTGAGAGTGGACCCCAAACACCTATATTTGGATTAATATTATTAAAATTAAAATCACCCCCAGGATTTATTTGTGGGTTTCTACCAACACTTAAATTAATACTTGATGGTGTTATATTACCAATATGTCCATTAGGGTAAAGTTCAGTATTTAAATCAAGAGGATACCAAGCACTATTATTTAGAGTATCATCGTCCAATGGTAATTGATTACCAGGTAAAGCCAATCCTTTTGTAGTTAAAGTTGTGATAAGTTGTGTATCACCTGACAGTGGTTTAGTTGAATAGCAATTCGGCATTGGAGCTCCCCTACCTTTTATTAACGTATCACCATACCCACCACTTAAACCATTATTTTCAACATTTAACGCCGAATAATAACCATACTTCGTCCATTGACTAGCTATTGTATAGATATTACTTTTCCTATTTTTATAATCCCAATTTAACTCAGCACCATTCCTATATTTCGAACCAGCATCTTCTTTTGGGTAAGGATAATAATTACTATTAATTGGGTTATAATACCCATTTGGAAATGGTGAATCTGGATAATATTGAGCATTGTAATTAATATCAAACCTATTAACTGTCGTTATTCCGGTTGATCCGTCATAACCTATTTGCCCTATAAAATCACTACCATTATTTAAATTAAACCCTATACTTGATGCTCTTGAATATGTCTTACTATTACCCATATTAACACTAACATTATTATTAATATATATCATTAGACAATAAGGTGTTCTAGTGAAAATACCTGTCGGGTTTTTTGAAAAGTCATCGTTAGTCTTATACCAATTACCTTCTTCATCAATATTATACCTATCCCATTTACAAGGTATTGTAGCGTAAAACGTTCCATCCGAATCAACATCAGCTGAAACATCAGGGTCATTTTCATCATACCCATCAAGTAAAAAAGCTACCTTACCACCCATCGTTTGTTTTGATCTAGTCAATGCCATATTATCGGTGGTATATGTCGGTGTAGCCGAATTAAATATATTATAGTCAGAGTAAAATGTTCCAATGATGTAATTACATGGTTGGTATTTGTATTCTAACCTATAATCATACCTATTTATACCAATTTCACATTTATCAAAATCACCGAAAAATGATTTAATCTGAACATTTGTTGATCTCGATATTACAACACCGGCGGTATTATCCGCATTAATACCATCATTAGGTATTTGTTTTTGGATTACAGATATATTATCACCATTCTGATTTTTTAATGTTTTACCACCACCAAAATTAGTTGACGTAGCTCCACTTATAATTATTACCTCCCTACCACTCTCATCCAATCCTGTTATATTACCTAACGATACTGATTGACCGGTGGTATTACCTGTAACAGAATTCCCACCATTAGCATTTATTGGAGTTCCATTTATTTTCGAATCCTTTTTAAAATTCTTCTTATCTTTATTACCTGTAGCCAACTGCTGAACTGGTGTAGTACTTAACGAACCAGCGTCAGTACTATCAAAATTCATTAATAAACTACCCCTACCTAATGGAATACCTAAAATAGTGTAATCTCCGTTTTGATTAGTTGATGTTACAAATTTAAAATATTTTTTATACACATACTCTAAGGCTGAATTAGCCATTACTTCATCTTCACTTGGAAAACCACCGATAGGGTAATGATTTTTATTTACCTTATATTTTGGTAATAACGGATATTTATTACCCATAATACCATTATATATAGAGCTAATTATTATATTATTTTTATCGGTATCATCTAATGGTTGTATATAACCAACTTTAACATTTTCCATTGGAAAACTATTACTATCTACAATTCTACCTACAATAATACCCCAATCACCACAAGGGTTAGGGTACGCATCAGTTCCATATATACTTAAAGTTAATATATCAAGAACATCAAAATTTTGCTCAATATTAACCTTTAAATATTGATTTTTATCTGGAAGTATTTTAGTCTTAATCCTATATTTATTCATTTATATTTATAAATATAAATAAATGATTTTCAAAAAATATAAACAAAAGTATTTATTTAAATATGGCTAGTATTGGTATATTTTTTCCATTCACAGAAAGTGATACTGAATTTGTTAAACAAACAACAACAACTAATGATGAAATACGTTCATCATTAACACATCTATTATTAACTAATAAAGGTGAAAGATATTATAAACCAGATTTTGGGACAAATCTTAGGAACTTCATCTTTAACCCTAACGATAATACTACTTATGACGCAATGAAAGAAGAAGTAAAAACTGCAGTTACTAAATATTTTCCACAATTACAAATAACCGATATAATTATAAACACAGACCCTAATAATGAAAAAAAAGCAAATATTCAAATTAAATATATAAATAATGCTTCAATATTCGGAAAACAAGATACAATTAATATTACAATATAATGTCAGAAAGAAAAATATCATACGCAGAACGCGAATTCACAGGTTTAAGAAATGAACTTATTGGGTATGTTCAAACTTATTACCCCGACTTAATAACTAATTTTGGTGATGCCGGATTATTTTCCGTATTAGTTGATATCAACGCAGCTGTTGCCGATAATTTAAATTTCCACATCGATAGGAGTATCCAAGAAACTTATCTTCAATTCGCACAACAAACAAATTCTATTTACAATATCGCCAGGACTTACGGTTTAAAAATACCGGGGAATAGACCATCTGTTGCAGTATGTCAATTTAGTATAAACGTTCCTGTTGATGGAGATAAAGAAGATGTAAATTATTTAGGTATACTTAAAGCCGGAACTAAAATTAGTGGTGGTGGTCAATCTTTTGAAACACTATCTGACATTGATTTCTCATCAACAATTAACTCGAATGGTTATCAAAATAGATTAAAATTACCTATATTCGATTCTAATAATAAAGTTGTATCGTATCAAATAATTAAAACTGAAGTTGTTGTTAACGGTGAAACAAGAACACTTAGGCAAATCGTAAATACTAATAACGTTAAACCTTTCTATCAGATTATTTTACCTGAAAGAAATGTCCTATCTATTAGTTCAATAATTGTCCAAGATGGGACATCAATCACTACAATCCCTGAAGATTCGGTATTTTTCGATGATAATCAAAGATGGTTTGAGGTGGACGCTTTAGCTCAACAAAAAATATATATTGAGGATTCTAACTTACCAGTTGTGGATGGTATTAGACAAGGTAAATGGACTAAAACAAATAAAAAGTTCATTACTGAATATACCCCAGAAAACTTTATGGTTATTACTTTTGGTGGTTCTGAAACAGATAATGACGCAATTACACAATTTACATTAAACGAATTCAATATTGATTATAATGAATTAACAAATAACCCTGTTTTAGGTTTAACCCCAAAAGCGAATACGACAATATTTGTTAAATATAGGGTTGGGGGAGGTCAACAGTCAATCCTTAACCCTAACACCCTTACAAGGATTACATCCTCTAATCTTGTTATTACGGGTCCAAATTCTACAATTAACACTGCGGTTTCTAACTCATTAAGAGTGACAAATGTTACATCTTCATTAGGTGGAGCAAATCAACCTACAATAGAAGAAGCTAGAAACTATATCGGTTTTAATTTCGCGTCGCAGGAAAGGTGTGTTACTCTTGAGGATTATGAATCACAAATATTTAAAATGCCGGGTAAGTTTGGAGCACCCTCTAAAGTAAGTGTTACTAAAGCAGGTAATAAGATAAATATAAATATTCTCACTACTGACGTAAATGGTAATTTAAGTAGTAATATTAACTCTAATATCGCAAATAACATCTCAACTTATTTATCGCAATATAGAATGATAAATGACTATGTGGTCGTTCAACCAGCTCAAGTCGTGAATATTGGTTTTGTGTTAGATATTCAATATAATAAACAATACCCACCAACTGATTTATCAACATCTATTGTAACAAACTTATCAAATATTTTCGATAAATCTAAACTTGCTTTAGGTGATGATGTTTTTCTAGGTACAGTTAAAAATGTTATTATGAATACACCAGGAGTATTAAACTTAACATCACTTAAAGTATATAATAAAGTGGGTGGTATTTATTCACAAAACACATCAGTTCAAACTGTAGCTTCTGATGGTGAAATACAAATAACAGAAGAGGTAATACTTGCAGATGATAATCAAATCTTACAAATATTAAACCCTTCTATCGATATTGTAGTTAGATTAAAATAATATCTAATACAACGTTATAGTCGCATCGTTTATCTCCTCTTCCGTTACTTTAGATAATAACCTTAAAGCAACTCTTTGGGTTGCTTTAGAGATACGATAACCTTTTTTAGTGTATTTAACAATCCTATCTATTAAAGACGCTGGAGCCCTTAATTTTTCATTTATAGTAATTTTTTTAGATTTAGCATCCCTAAAAAATTTATCATTGCAAATTAATTTCCTATCCCTTAAATCCACACCACACATTACACAAGTAAAATCAAATTGATTAATTATAGTATCGATATTACCAAGACTATATTTGGATGGATTAATGAATTGAAATTTATGTGTTGATTTAACCGTAAACGTCTTAGCATTACTGGTATTATACCTACATATTAAATCACTACTAAAAATTCCCCCATCCCTTTGTTTTTCATATAATATATCCATTTCATTAGTTGCCTTATCATAATCACCCTTATTTGAAAACCATATATCGTAATCCACTATTTGCTCATTCAATATAATTGACGTTAACGCCCCACCAGCAATTATCGCATTATTATTTATTAATATTTTTAACACATCATGGTCAATTCCCTCAACTAATTTTGATATTATCGATGAGTTTTCAGATTCTAAAAATACATTAATATTCAAATTAATTAAGTCAAATATGTTTGATGTGTAACTTATATCCGATCTATCCCAAACAACCACACACCTATCATTCATAATTTGAACAATAAATTTATTAAATTGACTATTATAAGGTAAATTCTTAGAAATTACTAAGTAAAACATATTCCCTTCGTTAATATACCTATCCCACACACTACTGTCATCAGAAGCTATACACCATTTACTACCCTTACCGTATAATTTCATAGCGTTTACACTATAAATTCTTTTTACGATAAAATCTTCGTTTTCGTAAATTAAAGCTGAACCACTATTTTTAATAATTTCTTCAGCCTCAGATTCGGATTCTAAACTATCCACATATGATACAAAATGATCTACGGATTTAAATTTAAAAATATCTCGATATTCAATAGGTATTTTATCATTTAATCTTTTATGTTTATTACACATAAAAACAAGTGAAGGGTGTGTGATATCACCACCATTAATAGTTTTTAACCATTTTTTATATTTTGAATCAATTTCTAATGTAAGTATATCCATATCTATCTTTTATTATTAAATTTTAAAGTATCTTTGATATTATATTCAGTTGAGCTGAATATTGTGTAATTAAGTATATCATTGCTGGTGGTATATTTATAATAATCACCACAATTTTCTTTGCTCTGTATGACAAAGAATAATATCGATCCAAATAGTATTGTTTTCATAATTTAATAATAGGGAAATTATTTAAAGAAAACAAATTTGGTAGTTACAAATTAACATATTATATTTGTATATGATTAATGAATTAAAAGACAACGATATTAAAATTTTCATTTATGCGGGTAACGCCACTTTCACAATTACCAACACCAAAACAGGTAATCGTTTTACATATAAAGTCCGCAAATCAAAGGATAATGATATTTATTTCGTATCGGTTTTAACGGGTTCCGATAATACAAATGATTATTCATATATCGGATTCATTAAAAACGAATTATTTAAAACAAGTAAGAAATCAAAAGTCACTTCGGATTCACCATCCTTTAAAGTCTTTAATTGGTTTATGATTAATATCAATAAAATACCATCAATTGTTCAAGTTTTACATGAAGGAAGTTGTGGTAGATGTGGTAGAAAACTTACAACACCTGAATCAATTGAGAGGGGTATTGGTCCAGAATGTGTTAGAATAATGAGATAAAAAAAAAGGGATAATTTCTTATCCCTTTTTTTTATTTAAGGTGTTATTGAAGATCTCATAGCTTCTAATATTTCAGGACTTATCTCACAACTACCAGAACTACACGCTTGAGCTCCCATAGTGTCCATATTAACATATTCAGGTTGTTTAATCGCCACATTAAAATCAAAATCTCTTTGTTTTAATTCACGATTAATTCTAACCCATTTATGGTATAAATGTAAGTCTTTAATACATAGTATTGTTTCTTTAATATCACCCTTAAAGAATCTTTTAGCGAATTGTTTAGCTCTCCTAATCCAATCTTTCTTGATTAGGGCTTCAACTCTAGTTCCTTGTAATTTTAAATCCCTTTTATTGACATAATCACAAGCCTCCCATAAATTACCATCGAAAGCGTGTAATCCATCAACAATTAAACCTGACGCAAATAATGACGCATCACCATACTTTTCAAATAACTCTTCAGATGATAATATAGATGTAAATGGTGCTTGATTATAATCCTTATCCCCACTTAAAGGTAAAAAAGATACTGCTGCAAAGTCAAATCTATTTTCAAATAAATATTTCTCCACCTCATCATAATCACCATAATCCAATTCGACAGTATTTGATACCGAATGTCTTAAAAAAGGTTTAACATTTCTTTCGTGGTTTGTCCCATATTCAATCCAATTATTTTGTAATGTCTTAACCACCTCTAATTGCTTTAACCCAATCAAATCCTTTTTAAATTTAGCGTTTTTATTCGCCACAACAGGGATAAATGCAACATAATCTGTTTTATTAGAACTCCAAACACTTTCCTCAATAAGATATGGGTGCTCATCTATGAGATATTTACCAATACCAGAAACCTTATTTATTTGCATACATCGAAAATATCTTGGTGAATGATCCCCATGACAACCACTAGGTGATTTAAGTATAACTGAATTATGTGATACCACACCATTAGATAATTGATATGAGTGTGTATTCTTCACCTCTATATCACCTGTATGGAAATTATTTTTATTTAATATTATTTTTTTTATTTTCATTTTTTTTATTTTCTTTTTATTCTAATTATTTGACCTCTACCTTTACTATACTGTGGATTTTGTAGTATAAAATCATTAAAAGATAATACTTTCATCTGATTAGGTGTATATTTATATAATTTAACCCCGTCATTATACCATTTAGCACCCTTATTTTTAATACCACCCCTTTTACCCCTTTCACTTTGCTTTTTTCTCATTTCCTCATCACTTATTCCATTCTTATCGGCATAGTGTTTCGAGAAAAGACCATGATCCCCACCTTTTTTACATATTTCATACCTTAATAATGGATCATAATACGCACTACTTTGTTTATTTCTCAATGTTTCATGCATTTTTCGCCTAACTTCTTCACTATACATACCAGTTCCGTTCAATTTATTAACTATTTTAGCCGCCTTACCACCTTTACTACAAACATCCAATTTTTCATGTTCAGTTAATTTATAAAACCCTAATTTATTGGTGTAAGATAACATTCCATGAAATCTCCTCACCTTAAACATTTTCTCTTTTTCTAATTCATAATCATTAACATTCTCACTTACGAAATTATAATGTAAATTCAAATAATCTTTCCTATGTACAGCAATATTTAATAATTTTCTTTCATATCGTAAGGTTTCAAACTCACTATCAAAAATCTTCAATATTTTATATTCAAAATCATCTTTACCATACACATCAATAAATTTTTTTACTAAACTAGATGATGTAAAATAAGTAACCCAAAAATTTTTAGGGTCAGACTTTTTAGAGTATTTCGCTCCGATATATTTCAATCCTGTTGTTATGTTTTTAATAAAATAAACATAAGGTATTCTGTCATCTTTTTTCATATTTGTTAAACCATTTTAATATAAATACATGGTTTAACAAAAAATGATTATTTAATATGAAATAATTTCATCACCATCTAATAATTCATCAACTTTCTTCCACCCATTAATAGTTTTTAACTTATGATTACCGGTGAATTTATATATACTACCATCCTCAAATTCAATATCATATACTGGGGTATTACCATTCATATATAATGCAGTTATATCTTGTAACTCATTATTTTCGTCAAAAACTTTTAATAAGTTTTTAGGTTTGGCAAAAGTATCATAAATTAAATTGTCAATAATAATCTCTTCACCCATACAATAATTAAAAACCTCATTTAATGTCATATCACCTAATTCAGTTTTTATTTTAGTGTCAAATGTCGTGCATGAATTTCCTGATGGTTTGCAGGTTGTGGCCCTAGACGCTGGGTTAATTTCTATAATACTGGCAAGTTCTCTATTTACCTCTTTTATAATTTCAGCACCTTTTCTTTGTATATCAGGATTCATCATAATATGGGGATTTGACATCCAACCTGTGAATGAACAACCTAATAACGCTTCACGCTCAAATAATTCTCTAGTTGTCTTATTAACGTATTTAAAATTAGTATATCCGGCTTGTAACGTACCTAGTATTGATAATGAACGACAAGCCTCATAAAATTTTTCTTCCGTATTACAAGCACTACCATTACCTTCTGTTAAATTACATCCCTGCCAACCTGTTCTACCATCTTCCAACATAGGGAAAAATCGAATCTCAACACATGGGTTACTAACCTCATCATAATCACTTACAAAAAGAAATCCTGGTTCACCATACTCCTTAATTTTAGAAAATACATTATTAAAATCACTATCACTTATTTCATCTCTCTTCAAAACAACAGAATTATTAGACCTAGCTCTTTGTGGATTATCGTAATACCAATTACCAATTTTAGCGTTCATCATTTCATCGTCATCATAACTAAAAAAGCAAATTGTCGCACTCCTTCGTACCCCTCCTGACAATACGGCATCTGCCATATGCATAACAAAATCATACGCAGTTATACTTTTAATTCTAAACCCACCATTATTTATTAACTTCTCTAATAGTTCCTCACATTTTAATAATGATTTTCTTAAACCCTCAGGTCCTGGAGCTTTAAAACCACCGGAAATCATAGCACCCTCAGGTCTTATTAAACTTAAATCAAATCTTATTTCATATCCTTCATACTCAGGAAATGACGATTCACCCTCATCACTCACATATGATGATATTAAAATACCAAAAGCATCTGACCACCCTTCAATACTATCAGGAACAATAAATGTCTTAACACCTTTTATTCTTTTACCGATATTAGGTAATTTATCAATGTGTCGTTTTTGAACAGAAAATCCTAACCCACAACCATTTAATAAAAAAAACATTACTTCCTGAAATGCACTTATTTTATCTAAATAACCACCAACACAATTGTACATCTTAGTCTCATGCTTTAAAATAGGATCACCACCAAACTGTAACGCCCTTTGTGATCCTAATACCAATTTATTTTTATAAGCGCTAGTTGCCTCATTAAATAATTCCATAAATCTCGGATTACTTAAATATTTAGAATATTTTGTTTTATGCATATCCATCACCCTATCAACCGATTCATCCCAAGTCTCAGTCCTATTCTCATCGTCAATCCATCTCGAATAATCTAAATAATATTTTAAATCACTCGCCAATTG